AATTAAACCCTCAAAAAGCTTTTGTTGTATATTCAGGGAATGATAACTACCCGATTAATGAAAATGTTGAGGCTATTAGCTTATACGATATTTCTAAGCTATTGGCACAAATTTAGTTTCTTTTTGTTCCCCTCAAGCCTTTAACATTTCTGCCCCCTCAATCTTGTTTAAGTTCTTACTTTCTGCTACACTATATACATTAAATCCTTGCAAAAAAATTCTTTAAATGGCTTCAATTATCGGTTCCCTTTTTCGTGGCTCATCACTGCTGCGCGGAGCAAAATCATTGGTTACTAGTGGCAACAACAGCCGTATAGGAGATGTGGTTATTGACGCTACATTAAGTGAGGTAATACAATATAGCTCTAGCATCACAGAACATCCAATTGAGGATAAAACGGCTCTTAGCGATCATATATTCAAGCAACCCCTAACGGTTAAGATAGAAGGGTATATTACGGATACGCCGATTAAAATAATGGGATTATTTGAAACGCCTTTGCAGAAGAATACGCTGGGTAGCTTAATTAACAACATTAAAGCCGCATCGCCTTTTCATTTAACCGATAAACCAAGCCGGCAAGGGTATATCGCTCTTAAAGCTTTATACGATGACAGGTCGTTAATCAGCGTTGTTACTAAGCTCGAGACATTTCAGGATATGGCAATAAGCAGCCTGAATTTTACTAATAACGCAGGTACAGGCGGAAAATTATGCTTTAACGCTGATCTAGTCCAAGTAGTCTTCTCAAGAGTAGAAACAACTCTTAACGTAAGCAATAAAAATAGTGCCTTAGCAAGAATGACCTGTCCTGTTAGTGATAAAGGAAACGTTGATAAGAAAGAGGTTGATAAAGGCACTTCTGTCTTAAAGCACATTTATAATTGGGTCACTGATTAAGTAAAAACATGAAAGCAGAAAAACTACATTATATCCCTTGGTATAATGAGCCTCATTGGCATGCTAACATTGTTCTTGGAAGCAAAAATGTTTACTACCGGTTTAAAGCGGATTGGAATAATAGAAATCAGAGCTGGAACATAAGTATCCTCAAAGATCAAACTGTTATAATTCAGGGAGTACAGCTGGTTTTGAACGTTGATCTACTTGCCGTGTCAAATAGTAATGAGACACCTGATTGCATTTTATTACCTGCAAGTGATAACGCTAATTTAGAAAGAATAAGTTTTGAAAATATGTGTAATTATGAAGTCAAACTATATCATATTTTACGGGAGGAGTAATAAGCCTTCATGCAGTTATATTTTAATAGAGTTTGCAAAGTAGTAATAGAAAATGCAAACCAAATTACCATAGAAGATAGCAGGATAAAATTTGAGGTAATTAAGTCCTGTAATCCGCAAGAAAATAACGGCAGGATAGAGATACATAATTTAAGTCCCGCTACACGCAGGTTAATTACGGCCGGTGATTCCCTGATTAAGCTATATGCTGGTTATCAAAATAATAAAGGTTTAATTGAACTAGGGCAGGGCGACATTTCAAATGTTACGACTAACCGCAGCAAGACTGAAACCGTAACCCAAATATATATAGCCGAAGGGCAAAAGCAGATAAAAACAAACTCTGTTTCTATTAGTTTTAAAGGTACGGTACAGCTGGCTGAAATCCTAAACGATTTCGCGGCAAAAACCGGCCTGACTTTTAAAACAATAGGAGTTAATAAGGGTGCTTCGGTACAGAATGGCTATGCTGCAATCGGCGCGCCCGATACTGTCTTGGATGAACTGGCATTGAATTTTAAATTTAAATGGTCAATGCAAAACGGCATTATCATACTTAGAGGTGATGAACAAGTAAGCGCTAATGAGATTATGCTCCTTAGTCCAAGCACCGGCTTAATACTAAACCCTGAAACCGTGAAGAAGATATCGCGCAAACTGGCGAAATCACCGGAGCCGTTGCCGCAAAATATTTATTCAATTCAGGCTCTTCTGCAACCTCAATTGCAAGTTCATGATGTGATAGCGCTAAAAAGTAGCGATCTTTCCGGGCGGTATCAAATATTGAAAATATCCCATACCGGAGATACCAGAGGTAATGATTGGTATAGCGATATGGAGGTACAGCAAATTTGAGCGCGGAAATAATCAAAGGGTTAATGAGCAAAATATCTTCGTCGCTTAGGGTATCAATGCCGGGGGTTATCGAGGAGTATGATTTCAAGGCGCAAAAAGCCAGTGTCAAGATAGACATGCACGAGCTCCTTGATGATAGCAGCTCTATTGATTATCCCGTGATCACTGATGTACCTATCATTTTCCCAAGATCAGGCAGGGCGTCTTTTACCATGCCGGTCTTGCGGGGCGATAGCTGTTTAGTATTTTTTTTGGATCGTGATATCAGTAATTGGCTAATAGGTACCGACTCCAAAAAACCTAATAGCAGGCGCCGGCATAGTTTAAATGACGCCGTGGCAATTATGGGTCTGAATCCATTTAGTAAGCCAAGCCCGGCAAAAAATAATACGGATGTATTACTCACTTATGCCGGCACTGAAATAGCATTAAAACCGGACGGTAAAATTGATATTCACAGTAGTAAAGAAATAACTATTAAAGCAGAAAACATCCTTGTTAATTGTACTAATGCTAAAGTTAATGCTACCGGCCGGATTAACACTGAAACACCTAATTTTACCCAAAAAGGCAACATGAAAATTGAAGGCGATATTGAGGTAACAGGTAGCTCCTTATTAAAAGGTAACGCAAAACTGGAGAATAATATAGAGGTAACGGGGAGTTCATCCTTAAAAGGTAATGTCAAATGTGATGCCACGCTTGAAGGTAGTATTGTTAAGACCAGTTCAGGAGTGAATTTGGCAACTCATAAACATAGCTATCAAGAGGCGCAAAACGGAAGTAATCCGACAATTGTAACTCCATCCGTAACAGGGGTAGGGGTATAGAATGAGAGACTTAAAATTGTCTGAAGACCACGATTTAGTAATCGATGGGTTTGATTTGCAATTAACTGATGATACGGAAATAGTCAGGCAACGGATTAAGCAGGCTCTGTTATTGTTTAAAGGTGAATGGTTTCTAAGCGTTGATCTAGGCATTCCCTATTATGAAGAGATATTAGGAGAAAAAAACAGTATAGAAGCAATTAAGGCAATTTTAGTGAATTGTATTAAAAAGGTTGAAGGGGTGCGAGAATTATTAAACTTGGACATTAAGCTTGATAATAATAGGGTTTTAAAGGTTCGCTTTAACGTTCTGGATGAATTTAATAATTTATTGGAAATTGAGATTTAACATGACTTTAGCCGATGGATTAGGACATAAGCAGTTTTCGGAAATCAAAGCTGAGATTGAAGAGAGCTTGGTCAATACGCTTGGAGAAATTAATCTGCTAGCTCCGTCTATTTTTGCGACTATTGTTGGTATTTTTGCCGAACGTGAAGCTAATCTTTGGGAGCAGATAGCGGCGGTGTACAATTCCGCGTACCCTTATACCGCTGAAGGTTATAGCTTGGACGGTATTTGTGCTTTAAACGGTATTGTAAGGTCTAATTCTACATACTCAAAGGTGACTTGTCAGTTAACGGCCGTCCCCTATACCAAAATACCCAAAAATAGCATTGCGGTTGTTAAAAATACCCGAAATTATTTTGCTCTTAGCAACGACGTGATAGTTACTAATGAAAATTGCTACAGCATAAAAATAGAGGTTAAAAATAATAGTTACCCTAGCTATGAGCTCACTATTAATAAGCAACTATTTAAGTTTGTAAAAGCTAAGGGGGAAACAATAGAAGATATCGTGTCCAACTTAGTTTCTCTTGTAAATGAAGCGGAACTTGACATTCTTGCTAGTTGTAACGGGTCGGAAATAATCTTGAAAGGAGCTGATTTAAAAAATGTGTTTTCATGCTTTGTCTCTGAAGGAATGATTATATTAGAATGCACTAATAATGCCTTGATGGTAGCTACTCTGAAAGGGGCTATTGCCGCTCCTAAAAATTCCTTAAATAACATCCACACGCCAATATCGGGATGGATTGCCTGTAATAATGCTCTGGCTGCTAAAATTGGCAATAACCGGGAATCGGATCCTGCTTTAAGAGCAAGGCGCGCGCAATCTATTAAGCTGGGAGGTAGCGGAACTATAGAGGCGATCAGAGCTAGTCTGCTTAATTTAAACACAGTCAGCGCCGTTAGTATTTCAGAAAATACGACTACCGGGGTAAGCGAAACCGGATTGCCCCCTCATTCTTTTGAAGCATTAATTACCGGCGGAGAGGATTTAGACATAGCTCATATTTTGTGGCAAAAGAAACCGGCAGGAATAAAAACCCATGGAAAGATTAGTGTTGCTATCCCGGACAGTGAAAATAAAACACAAGTAGTAAATTTCTCAAGACCGACTATACGTTTTATATATGGCAGAATAACTATCACCAAAACTAAAGATTTTAAGGATGGAGCGATAACTTCTATTAAAAGTAAGTTAGTAAGTCAAATTAATAACCTGGGTGTTGGGTCTAATGTTATTTTAAAATCTCTCTATCTTTCTATTTTTTCTGAGCAAGGCATAGCTAATGCATATATTGAGCTGGGTAGCTCAGCTGAAGAAACAAGTTTACCTAATTTAAATGAAGCAGATGTAGTAATTAAAGCGGCTGAGGTTGCGCTTACCGATTCTCTAAAAATAGAATTAGTTTTAAAGGATTTTTAAATGCCGAAACATTACTTATCTCATGTAAAAGACTATTTGAGTACAGCCAAGGGATATTTGCCCCAGCAATACAAAGATAGACCAAATATTGAAGGGTTACTTACAGCTATCATCCGGCCTTTGCAAGATATAGAAAATAAACTATATGAAATTTACAGAAATTATTCATTGCAAGAGGCTTCAAGACATTATTTGGATCGTATCGGTACCTTGGTAGGAGAATCCAGAAACCATTTAGAGGATGATAAGTACAGGCTAGCTATATTGGCTCGAATTATGGTTAATAACGCAGGCGCTACTCCTGAAGATATAATCAATACTTTAAAGTTTACTTATAATCCACGGCGGCTTAGCTACACTGAAATATACCCTGCCTGCTTCTCTGTTTTTATGCAAGGAAACAATATAAATTCTAGCTCCAGAAGCTTAATTAAATCGATTATCCCGGCAGGTGTTAGCAATTTTGTCGTTACTTATAGTCCTGAAGACGACCCATTTATCTTTGCTGAGTGCAGCGGTGAAATTGTAGCTTTAGAAACTCAAATAAACTTAGGAGATGATGCATCGGACGCGGAAATAAGCACAGATGATGGGGCTAAAAGCTTTGATGTTGTAGCGGATACCCAATTATTCCCTAAAGGATATATGGGTTTTGCCGAGATCATAGTCGCTAAAGCCGCCTTTAGCATAGGAGAAGGAGATGTTTATTTTGTAGAAGACGGCATCCCGCTTGAATTAATACCGTCGCTTGAAGATTTTAAAATTAACGGCGGAAGTAAATTAGCTGAGGTAATAGAAAATGGCTAAATCGGAAAAACCGAATAAATACCCACGGTGGGCAAGCAGCAGCATTAAGAATGAGATTAACGGGGAATATAATATATATGAACCTCCGGAACAAAAAAAAGACATCGGCTGGGATTTAAACGAAGTGCCGCCGCGTCAGTGGTTTAACTGGTTATTCAGGACTATCAATGACTGGATAATGCATTTTGATCATCACCTGAACAGGCCGAAAATATACTCAAAAGCAACTCTACCGGATGCGGCAAGTTGCAAAGCGCAAATAGTTTTTGTCAGTAATATCGACGGTGGAACTCTTGCTTTTAGTGACGGCAAAAACTGGAAAAAAATTAACATTACGGGAAATATTTAAATGGCAGGAAAACAAATAATAGATTTAGCAAGCAGTGATTCATTTAGCGAGGGTGATTTGCTTTTGGTTAGAAAATCAAGCATGGGGGTAGACAGAAAGATCACTTATGCTGATTTCGTGGAAAGTATAGGAAGCGCCGCAATAGACGGGTATATCGCGCTTGCTGAAGAAGAGCAGGAAAACAGAATAATCTTAAAGGCGGCGAATAACGCTCCCGTATACAAATACTATAACGGGATGAAAATATCTTTTGTCTCACCTATCAAGTCAAGCGACGCGGTACAAATAAAGATCGGCGACTTGAGTTATAAGAAGCTGCACCGCTACGCCGGTGATGCGAGCGTCGCTTTGGCAGAAGGTGATTACATCGAAGCGGTAATGATCGGGGAGCATTTTCGGCAGGTTAATGATCTAAAAGATACCGCTAATGTCTATACTAATGATTACGTAGTGACTGCATCAGAAATAGCTCCTAGTAATCAGTTCACTGTTTTAACCTTGCAAACTGCTTATGGCCTGCGCAAACAGGAGTATTATAAGGGGATGAGCATATTATTTACCTGCCCTATTGACACCAAAGGAATAGTTAGAGTGAATGTTGACGGGCTTGGATTAATAGACTTAAAAGAGGGAGGAAGTAATGAGCCTCAACTTAACTTTAAAAAAGGTCAGACAGTTTTTGCCGTATATGACGGTAAATTTTTTTTTTAATTAAATCATCCACGGCGAAAGAGAGAGAAAGGCTGGCAGAGCTTGAGAGACAAAGGTTAGAGCGAGAGAGACTGGCGGAGCTTGAAAGACAACGTTTAGCGAAACTGGAAGCTGAGAGAGTAGAACGTGAAAGGCAAGCCGCTGCAGCTGCCGAAGCTCAGAGACAAGCTCAAATAAGAGCGCAACAGGCAGTAGCAGCACAAGCGGAAGCGCAGAGACAAGCACAGATAAGGGCACAGCAAGCAGCAGCGGCAGAGGCTCAAAGGCAAACTCAGGTTAGGGCTCAACAGCCGACACAACCTACTAGACCAGTCAACGATATACGTGATAATCTACTAAGAGAATTAGCAAAGGTTCAGGCTAACTTGGCTATTGTAAACTCTAGAATAGGGACAGCTAGCGATAATCCTACAGCAAGAATACAAATTGCTACAATGTATCAAAATGATATAAATCGAATAGAAGCACAATTAAGGAGATTAGCACAATTAAGGGGATTAGGTTGAGTTGACATAATAATTAAGCCCTACCATTGCAAGGAATCAGGTAATTTGCTATAATAAATTTTAATAAATCCTTGCAACAAAATCATGATTTTTACTTTCCTGAGCAGCTGCCTTTTTGGCAGCTCGCTACTTATGTTATTACCGGCGATATATCTTTTTTTTCGTATTAAGTCCGAGCTTTCAGAGCTGGAAATGCGATTACTAGCTCTGAGTATTGAGCTAAAAGCCTCCATTAAAGAGCAGATTAAAGGCTCTATTGATTTCCATCTTAGAGAACTGGATGAGAAACAAGTAAGCCAGTCATTGCCAAAAATAGTAATTAAATGAGAATAAGGCACAAGTTTAACGCTATCCGCCTTGAGTATGATGGTATTAAGTTTGCATCAAAAAAAGAGTGCAATCGTTACAAACAACTAAAGCAGTTGCAGACTTCAGGAGAAATTGCCTTTTTCTTGAGGCAAGTACCATTCCACCTTAAGGGTAATGTTAAATATGTTTGTGACTTTGTTGTGTTCTGGAGCAATGGGAGCGTCACCATAGAAGATGTCAAAGGCGTAAGAACCCCGGTATATATAACCAAGAAGAAGATAGTAGAAGCCACCTACCCTATTAAAATAACTGAAGTATAGAGTATGCAATTTAGCCAAGAAGCAGTTGATTTAATTAAAGCCTATGAGGGGTTTAAATCTACTCCCTATGTTTGCCTCGGTGGGCATTTAACTATCGGCTACGGTCATAAATTATTATCGGGCGACCCTCATAAAACAATAAACATGGAAGAGGCAACAAAGTTACTTACACATGATCTGATCATCTTTTGCTCCTATATCAACCAAAGGGTCAAAGTGACGCTAAAACAAGGTCAATATGACGCCATATGCAGCTTAGTATATAATTGGGGATGTACTAATTTTGGTAAATCAAAAGGGTTACTACTGTTAAATCAAGGTAAATTTGGACTTGCGGCCACGGAGTTCTTTAGCAAAGAAAAGGGAGTAGTAAATGTTAACGGCAAATTTTCCGGTGGCCTGTACAGAAGAAGGCAGGCAGAATTGAAACTATGGGAACGCGCGTAATGATTAAACTTCTAACAGGTAAGATAAGCAGCCTGTTCTTTGCTGATCAGAGCCCTTTTGTTTTTTTCCTCCTGCAAAGGAATCGCTTTTTACATGAAAAAAACAAAACACTGAACAAAACCGTAAAAGAACATATTCAAACTATCAAAATACTAAAAAAGGAGCTGGCGATTGTTAAAAATACTAAGGCTACTGATCTTACAGGTAACATTAAGCGGATGCAGGACGGAGAGCTATAACAGCGTTTCAGGAATTCAGGATTTACCGGATATGCCCATTGCGGGCGAGGAGGTAGCAAACGAGCTGGTAGAGGTTTGCAGAGGACAGACATGCCCATACCTCAATAACTGGCTGAATGAACTTTATTTATTTAAACAGGAATACACTATTTATCAGGGGGAATATGAAAAACAAGGGGCTTATTAAAGCATTAAGAATAACATTACAGATTGTAAGCAACTTACGTAATATTTTTATTCTCATTATTTTAACCAGACTACTCTTTTTGGAAGATATACCCGCGGCTGCGTTTATAGAGGTACTAGGGGGTATAATATTATTAGCCACTACCCCATTGCAATAGGAGTGTAATGATGATTGATGTTATTGTTCATAAAGACCCTGACATTTTTAGTTATATATTTTATACGGCAAATTCTTTTGAAGAAGAAAATCAGATTAGAACATCTGGTTATTACATTTATCTTGGCAATTTACACCAAGCCTGCGTTAGAAAGTCTTGTGACACACACACCCTGCTCAAATATTTATTTCTATCGCGAAAATATTCTGGAATCCTTAGCAGGAGCATGATAGTATGATGCGACTAAGTCGCAGCCGTATAAAATAAAAAATCTTTAAGACATTATTATGCCTGAAAATCCCTATTTGCTTACAAGTGACCTGCTGAAACTCGAAATAATGACACCAAAAAGAATTAAAGCGATTAGAAAGCTTTACGGCCTTACTCAGGTAGCTTTTTCTGACCTTTTAAGGGTAAAATATAATACTTATAGAAGCTGGGAAGGCGGCTATAAATACCCTTCTAGCCCTGCCTGCGCCCTGTTATACGTGGCTGAAAAATGCCCTAAAACTTTTTTAGAAAATAAAGACTCTATTATAAGCCTTGTTAACAAGAATTATTAAAAATATGAATGCCTCTGAATTTCAGGAAAGTATCGACACATTGAAAATCAAATTTGAAGGTGGGAATAGTATTGACGCTGAACTTTTTACCCGCACAATCAATAATATTATAGAGCTCATCAAAGCATCAGCCGCTGCTATTGACCCACATGCTATCTTGCGCATTGAGCTCAATAGCACAAATAAAGGGGATGAAGGGGCTTTTACGACGGTTATTGATGTAGTCGCTATGGTACGTAAGGATTCATCCGGCAAAAATAATATTACATCGGCATTTGAAATAGTATCAGGATTCTTATCATTTTTACAAATTAAATCCCATTTAAACGGGCGTAA